GTAAAAGTTCCTGAAGAAACTGTTTTGTCTCCTCCAAAAGCTATTACACATACTGCGTTTGTAGTACCAGATCCTCCAGCTGTAGTCGTGTTGTAGATTAAACAACCATTAGCTGTGAATGAAGCACTTGTAAAACTTACGTCAGAAAAATCTGTAAATGCAGTTGTTGAAGTTAGACCAACTCCAGTGTTCGTCAGAGCAGCTCCTCCTGCAGAATAACCAGATCCAGATATTTCGTTTGATGTAGAGTAAGCAGTTGTAGCAGCGCCTAAAGATGCAGAGCTAGTGAACATTGCAAGTTTAAAAGTATCTCCTCCGTTACCAGACGTATCTAAACTATGCTTACCTTGTAACAGTTCTTGTTTAAAACTAGAACAAATCGCTGATGATATTGCCATATTGTTTTCTCCTTATTACGGAGACGGAGATTTGACTGGTATTCTGACCGTTCCATCAGTGTAGTCGTCTCTTCTTCGTCTTCCAAGTTGCACTCCTGCAAACTTCTGTACCTCTTGTTTATATTTATTTTCATATAATGTCAACATATCCATTGGACCTTTTAAAAATCCATATGCCTCTACCAAACATGCGTATAAGAGCCCTTGAGGGAAATTTAGACTGACATAATTAGTTTGATTGCTGGACTCTAAAGTATTCGGCATTTTGTTATAATATATGTTAAATAAGTAATTAGCATCTGGTGTAGGTGCCACGTAGATACCTCCAGAAGTAGTCGAACTTAATCCTGTAGCCCCACCAAACATAGCGTAATATTTAGGTAAACCAGTAACATCTTGACCTGTTTGAGATCCTTCTGGTCCTGTTAATTTTCCTACATACTCTGAAATATATGTTTGATCTTTTTTCTCTAACCATTGACCAGCTCCATTTGTGTTAGCAGTAGAATTAAATACTTCTATTCCCCTTATAAAAAGTGCTCCTGCAGGAACATTAATAGTATTATCATCTGCAACAAACGTACCCTGTGATGCAAATCTATCAGAGTCCATTGGAACATCTAAAAATATTCTTTGTTGTGCATTTAAAATTATATTTTCTAAAATATCTGTTGTTAAAACAGTGTCATCTACTTCTGTGTAGTTTCTAATTTGTGTGACCAACGTAGTGTAACTTATTCCTGACATATTATGCTCTTTGGTTTACAGGTCCTGCAAACACAAAAAATCCTCCTCCAGTTTCCGCACTCGATGCAGTTGCAGCTAAATCAAAAGTAAAACTATTACTGTAGTTTTGTGATGAGCCAGCATCGTTAGTTGCGCTTTTTACTTGTCTTGTTATCTTATACGATCCAAAAACTTTTGCACCTGAATCATGCGTAGTTGCAACAGTATTTTTGTAAGTTTTTCCGTATGTCGGTGCTGATGTGCCTCGTGTACAACCAGTTAAATCGTTTCCTGACTTACCTGTATACTCAATTGTTTCATCTTGATATTCTCCAAAAGTTGCAGAGCTAGAATCTTCGTTAGTTTTTTCTATCACAATAAAACCACTAGTTGGAAAATTAGTTGCATCTGTTAAAGTTATAGTGGTAGCAGATGCCGAAATATTTCCGTTTAAAGTGGTTTCCATTTGAAATCTATTTACAGATACGCCTCCAACTGGAGACTTAACTTCATAAAATCTTATAGCATCATTTGTTTGAAACGGATTTGTATCATCAAGAATTATATCATCTGATGTTTGAACGTTTACTACAGTTGATGCAGCTGTTGTTGTAAAAGGATCTGTTCTTAAAGCAGAAGGAGTCGGTAATGCTTCTCTTGCTGGTCTTGCATGTTGCAAAGCTTGTGGATCTGCTGTTGTTGGTCTTGGTTGAAGTTGAGGTTGTTTTTTTTCATATTCTGAAATATGAACCCATGCTCCATTCCATTCTTGAACCATTTCTGTATATGGAAATCTCATCCCAGATCTATCTGAGATCATAAATGCATGTTTACCTGAAGCAAAATTACCCATTAACCAATCTCCGGATAATATACTTTAGGACTAATGTATGTGCTTACTGGAGAACCATCTTCTGAAAGTGCTCTTTGTAATTCGTCTTCGTATAATAATTTTAATTCTTGAACTCTTTGTGGTGCGTATTTAATAGCTAAATAATATGCTAGACCAGAAGCCATGCAAGGAACAAATCTGTATGGAACATCTGCAGCATTTGTATACGCATCTCCTGCATCTTGGATTCTTCTTACGTAGTAATAATTTATAGTATTACCTGCTTCTGAGGAACCCGGCGTTAAGTACAAAGTAATAGTAGTTCTATCTATAAATCTTTGAACCCAATATTGAGTTGGAGTTCCTTTATCTGTTTTGTTTGAAAATGCAGCATATTGAGATCTGCTTATTTTTGTTAATGGTGAATCTACATTAGAAGAGTTTCTGTAAACAGCCTCTAAAACATCATCAACACCATAAACAGCAGTGGCGTCTGAAGTACCATCACCGGGAGACCGGTACATGATATATTCAGATTGGCCATCTACTAAAGTTATTGAATTATTTGCTACTTCCCAATAGTGCAATCCTCGATTGCCCCACTCTTGAAACATGATATTTAAAGATCTTCTGGCCGTTCTTAATTGATAGCCAGCAACTCCTTGCATACCTATTCTCTCATAGGCTTCTTCGATTATTTCATCTATCTGAAAGTTCTTATCAAAAACATAAGAACCCGAAGTAGTGTTCGCCATGTTACGCTCCTGTGATAGTTAGTGTAACGCTTCCGTCAGATCCTGTTGTTTGTGTTAATGTTGCACAAATTCCATCTTTAAATAAGATTCCAGAACCTGGAACGTACACCGCTAATCCTTCAGTGTCGTATTTAAATGTCGCCATTAAGTTACCCGCGCCAGCTCCACTTGTAGTAGCTGAATCATGTAAAAGTAAAACAGAACCTGCTTCACCTCTACCTTGAATAGAAGTAACTCTAGCTCTACCAGCTCTCAATACTGAGATCGCACCGGTATCTTTTTGTAATGTTGTTTGGTCACTTGTAAAAGTTCCACCGCCGCCTATTGCCATAATGTTTCTCCTTATAAAAGTGCTCCCGAAGGAGCACTTTAATTATTTGTATTACGCTGATACTCCAGTTGCAGCCACTCTAGACTGAAACGTGTTAAAGTAGTCAGTTACTAAGTGATTAGCATTTGTACCTTTGTGTGCGATCATAACATTCATTTCTAATGCGATATCATCTGGCACAGTTGTAGCAGCTTGTGTCCCTACAGGATTTCCATTTAGGTATAGTTTATACTGGTTCGCAGTAACACCTAATTCACTACCAGCTGGTTGAAACTGAAAACCTAATCTAACTGAGTTAGAAGGTTTAGCTTGAACTGTAGCTGTTTGTGTTGGAATAGTTGAATCTTCGAAAGTGAAGTTTGATCCACCTGCTGAACTCAACATATCAAAAGATACACCAGCTCCGTTTTTTCTAGAAACGAATTGAATTGTAGTTGTATCTTGTAAGTGTGAGAACCCAATACCATCAGTTGGTAAAGTATCAGAATCTACATAACCATTCTGAGCAAATCCAACCCAAATGTTAGCGTCACTTACATCTGTTACTGCGATGCTAGTTTCGAACCACCATTTGTTAGTTGATAAGTATTGCCAAACCTCTGGTCCTGCAATACCTGTAACTTCACCGGCTGCTGGAGCGTCATCTCCTAATCTTAACCATCCACCAGCATATTGTGCTAGTTGAAAGTCAGAACCACCTGTTGATGTGACTGTCCAATCTGATGCATTATAGATTGAGAAGTCATTTTGATACGCTTGTTCTTGTTCGTATCCTCCTGTTATAAGAGGTTGTTTAATACCACTAAATACGGAACTTGCTCCGTCTTTTCCTCTTACGTTTGTTACTCCATTTGAAAAGTGTGTTGTCATATAATCAGCGCCTCCTAGCGCCAGCTATTCTTACTAAGAAAAGAATAACCAATTTATGTCTTAATAATCTTAGTGTGTTTTTTATACAACAGTTTTGATTAGAGCGCAAGAGAGCCTGTGATGTGGATCGGAATTTTCCAACGATGTAGCTTTTTATTAAGTAGCTACTGAAACTTGTGGAGCTGCATCCTCAACTTTATTTTCCAAGTGAGCTTTTTTAGCTTCTGCTGCTCTTATATGGGTAAG